GATCATTGCGATCGCTCTCTTTTGGTTTTACTTATAAGGCTTAGGCTTGGGCTTACTACCTTTGGGCTTAGGTTTCATTTTCATGGCAGTGGTTCTGTGACTTAACACTTTTATTATCACAGATCATCACTCAATTCTAGTATTAGTAACAACGATCGCCGCTAGCTCGCGGTTGATCTTGCTACGTAGTTCAATCAGTTGTGCCCGTAACGCTTTCTCGTCTAAGCCCTTGTTTTTGGCTGCGTATTTCATTTCGTCGGTCAATGCGTATAGGCGGGTTAGGTCAATCATTTTACACATAGGAATAAATGAGTTTTTGAACATCTTGATACTTCAAAATATGTTGCCAAGTGCCAAGCTTGATCCACTCAAAGGCTGTAGTCTTGAATAACTGTGGCGACTCGTTACACTGTTTGCATGGGATAGCAGGATTGACAGTGCATTTAAGATATTGCGAATCCGCAAAGTAAGGACACTGTTTATAAACTTCAATACTCTCACTTTGGAAGTAATCTTCTAAAGCCCTATAAAGCAAAGGATGTAAACAACCTTGAAATGAGCCGCCATATATCCGCAAAGCTATCCCTAGATTATTTGCGGCAAGGGCATAACCGATTAGGTTGAAGCAAACATTAAAGCCAGTTCCCATCTCTTTTATTGTAAATCCCTTGCAAACAACTGGTAAGTTCTTGGGGTAAAAAGTTAAGTTTTCAAGAAACGGCTGATTTCTAGGGAATATATCACGACAGATTATTTCAAGGTCAAAACCTAAATTCTGCATCTTTTGGCAAATATGTTTAGAGTTTGATTTACTCTCTAACACCAATTGATGCGTGGCTTCTAGCTTTTTATCAGTGCAGTGAAAGCGATCGCCTAGCCAGTAGATTTCAATCATTTTGCTAACCTCTGGAAATAGTGGCAAGTGTATCTATTGCCAGTCTTAATCACAACGTTACCGCCCTTTTTGCGACATAGCCTAGAAGCCTCTTGATTGCTTCTAGCTGTGATTTTACCAAGGTCAGAGAAGCCATTGCCAACGGTGCGGTTAACTTGTGCGATCACAGGGGTGGAAATAGAAAGCAATGCGAGGATTAATAGATATTTCATGGTTTAATATTTGGTAGAAATGCAGTTATTCGAGTTTCAGCGATCGCTTGTCATGGGGCGATCGCTGATTTTTATTTAAGCGTGAGCGCCGATTCTAACTTGGTAATTTGGATAATCAGGGTGAACGTGTTCGCTCACATCGCAACAACCAAAACCGCTACCAGATTCAAGCCAAGAGATGTATTGGTTAGCCCATACAGATGGGACTAAAGCTACCCAGTCTTCGTCGCCACCGTGATGGCTTAAAGCCTTTAATTCTTCTGGCGCGGACTCCCATTTCCATACTTTAATGTGGACAGCTTTTTTGCTTTTGCGTCCTGCTCCTTTACGAGCGCCGCCTCGTCCGATGCCTTTTGATTTAGTCATAGTCGCTTAGCTTTTCCCATAAATGAGCAATTAAACGATTGCGAGAATCGAAAGAAGAAAAGCTCATACAAAATAGCCACCAGCTAAAATTTTGTTTCACTTGCCAAAAGCCAAAAAGAATTGAATAGTAAATTTCTAATAAGTTGTCCATGATGCGTTATCTCCTTTGTGTTACTTGTGTTTGCGGCTTTCTCTCTCAGCCATGAATACAAATATAAACCCTATCCTTTTGAATGTCAATCAATTCATAGGGATAAGGTTTAATCTTAATATTTGGTTACAATTACAATAGAGACGCTAAATATTTAACTCTGAGTAATGGCACAACAGCGCACTGAGGCACGATCGCATTACCTAATGCGCTAATTCTGTCCAGCCTATGGGGAAACCCATGAGGAACTCCACAAACTGGGGATTTAGAACTTGACCAGGGGCTAGAGGTTGTAATGTTCTGATTGTTGTTTCTAAGTTCAACTGCTTCCCTGACGCTATTCTTTTTGCCTCTAGATACGCCGACTTCCCGTCTGATGCCATTGGGGTTGGTAATAGTTTCTGTAAGGCAGTTACTAGCCCGTCTCCGCTTTTCTTGCTGGCTCCCTTGCGGTTGTGATTGCCGCAAACTGAGGGGGTAGGTAGAAGCGATCGCAGCTTGACATCTAACTTGGTCTGCCCAGGGCGATGGCTCTCTTGAAAACTGTAAGCTTGCGGGGTAGGCAATAAGGAAAATTCGATCTCTACGATGCGGTGCGCCAAGCGCGGATGCGCTGATAGTCTCCCACTCTGCATTACACCCGATGCTGGATAAGCTCCTGAGAACTTCTCCAAATCCGTTCCGTAATGCGCCGCTGACATTTTCCCAAACAAGGAAAGTTGCTCCTGACTCTTGATAGATTCGTAGTTGTTCAAACCAGAGGCTTGATCGCTTGCCTTCGATGATGCCTTTTTGCTTTCCTGCGATCGAGAGGTCTTGACATGGCGATCCTCCACAGACGATTTGCGCCTTGCCGAATTTTGGATTGTAGCTTGTGACATCGTTGTATATCGGTGTATTAGGGAAATTCTTTGACAATACCTTTTGACAGAATGGGTTGATCTCGACTGATTCAATTGTCTTGATTCCTACCCATTCCCCTGCTAACTGAAAACCTCCTATTCCTGCGAATAGCTCGATCATTTTGAGTTTCACTGCTCCAACTCCACTAGCTCGCACTCGTAAGCAAAAATATTCTCAGTAATCTCACCTTGGCTAGAACCGCCTTTAGCTAAATAATCAAAACAACGCTCTGATGCAATTGCATTCTCTGGTAGTGTATAAACCTTAGCTTCGATATATGCAAAATGTTGAGTGACGTGGGTATCGGTATATCCCATCTCTCGCAGGGCAAGAGCTAATGGTGACTTACTAGGATACTTTGCGGCGGCGATGTGCGCGGCGGTAACGGTGACTTTTATTGCTGACATAGTGATACAAGCTCGTTTATAGATTGGTGAAACATTGTATTTGCGCGGATTAGTTCAGAAATTTTTGCTTTGATATCATCGGGAATATCACGGCGATTAGCGATATCAGTTTGCAAATCCTGATTAAGCAATTTGCAATATTGACCAGAGATCAAAGCGGATAGATAACGCTTTTCATTCTCGGTTTTTGGAGTGCCTAGCATTGTTTCAACCTCTTAATTACTTCCTTTCTGTACTGTTCTTTCTTCTCTTCCTTCACCCGCTTCGCCTTAGCCACGGGATGAGCTAGCTCTGATTGCAGGAAATCAGCTAGTTCGGCGGGGTTGCCTTGTTCATCTACGATCGCATAATCGTAATCAGGATTGTCGGTCTGATGGCGTTCCATCATAAGACGCAATACATCAAGCCTTGCTGTTAGCTTGGTTACATCTTCATCTTTGCGGATGGTGCGGATGAGTTTAAATTTCTTATCGCTCATCTGCTTCTTTTTCCAATAGTGTAGCCAAGGGTAAAAGAAGAAATACATAAAGACACTAGACAACAAATCACAGTAAAAATAGATACTCCGATCATAATTAACTCCTCGCAACCGCAATCTTAATAGCGAGGTAAGCCAAGAAATCAGTTTGATCGCATGGTTCCCAAAGACCAAATATTAGCCAATCTTCAAAAGAGATTAAATCATCTCTCTCAATATCATGATCGCCAAATTTGTAAAGAAATTGGAAGTCTATAATAATTTCTTCCAGCTTTTCTATAGTGCGATCCTTGTAGTTGCGAATAAAGCTAGAGACGGGGTGGGATTCGTGTTCGTAGCGCTCTATAACTTGTTGTAGTAGTTCTTGCATAATGTTTAGGCGGCATTGCGCCGCCTGTGAGTGTGTGGTTAGAAATCGTCAGAGTCTATGCGGCTTTGTTCTTCTGGAGTAGGATCTGATTCATCCAACTCATGTGCAGACTTTACGGGCTTAGGAATTTCAACAGTGCGATCATTAAGCTCATCCCCTAAACGCTTGATGATTTGGGTGATTTCGCGATCCTGCTCTTGACTTGGTTGATACTTCTGAACGGTTTTAGAAACCCATTCAATAAGCTTTTCTAGATCCCCGACAGTGGCGCATTTATTCACGCCCTTTTCAAAGATCGCCCATAGCTTGTCATCCCATCCCGTCGCGATTTCTGGCTGTGGGGTGCTGACTGGTTGAGTCTGTGGACTGACATTGCTAGCTTGATCCATCTCTTCAGATGCATAAAGCCCAGCGGTTTGCTCTGGAAATGCTTTGCGAAGTGCTAAAGCCTCGGAACATTTACCGATCATGATGTCGGGCATTTTCTCCCATAGCCCTGAAAGCTTGCCTTTAAAGTCTTGTTTGTAAGCATCAAAACGAGCGACGGCTGTGAATGGTTGTCCACAACCTTTACGATATACAACAGTTTTAGCAGCGCTTGGCGGTGTTGATTTTAACCACACTTCCAACCATTTACCATCTTCTCCACACCAAAAAGTTGTAGAGCCGTCATAGTATCCAGAATTAGCAGCGCGTTTGCGAAGTCCATCAATCGATACTTGGATCGACATTTTTGGCTCTTTGCGCTGTGTCTCTGGGTTCCAAGCCTCTCTAGAGATTGCGTAAATCTCACGGGTGAAAGGACTTAAACCAGTCTGTTTGCAAACTTCAATGAAATAATCAAGTTCTGTGTCAGAGCATTTAGGCGCAATCTGTTGCTTGAGAACTTTCAACTGCTCAGGATTGAAATGCTGAGTGATGCTTGATTGAGATGTAGTTGTGATAGCTGACATTTGTTTTACCTGTGTGGATTAATGTTAATAGCGATCGCCAAAATAATAGGCGACAAGAATGCGACGCAAAGCCAGTAAAGCATTTGCTGATGGAGATAGTCGTATGGACTCATGCTAAACCTCCGTAAGTTCTTCTTCTTTGACGGGTCTTTCAACCCTATTACCACAGCGGATCAAATAATCGTATCCAATTACGCTAGGGAGTGTATCGATTATTGTGGCGATCGCGCCTTGGTAAAGGACTTGTTGCAATGGTTGGTACATTAGATCAGCGCTCCGCAACCGTAACGACCTGACAAAGCAAAAGCGTCATCACCAAATGTGTCGCGTGGTGAGTAGGTGGATTGAAAATCATCGGCTGTCAATGCGCCTTGAGCTGCGATACGAGCGGCGCGATCTAGCTCCCATTGATCAATAACTGGTAAAAGCTCTTGATAAGCTTGCTCAGCTACGGTTTCGCAGATATTGACGACAGGGGGAAGTAAATCGCTGATGGCTTGCTCGGATTCAGTGGCGATCGCATCATCGGATTTAGCGTCAAGTTTGCGCTGTGCAATTAGAGTGTTGATTGCTTGCAATGCATCCTTAGAATTATTGCTGCAACGGCTTACCGCTTGGGGCTTATCTCCCAATGTGGTGATTTGCGCTGATTGTCTGTACCCTAAGCCAGAAACATAGAAGTCGAACCCGTTATCGTTTGCGATTTTCTTTACTGCTTTGCTG